CAATGAAGTAAATCTTCTTAATGCAAAATTGTTGTTCAGCAACAAATTGTTCCGTAATCATTCTTTAAACGAATCTCAGAAATTGAAAGTTATTGAAAACTTTGATCGTGCATCTAATATTCGCGAAGTTAAATTGATCTACTCTACATTAGCTGAGTCATTCGGTTCTGGAAAAGTTGCGAAAAGAAAATTGAAAGAAAGTTATGCATCTAAAGCAAGTGCATCGACTGCTCCTAAAAAAGTATTGACAGAGGGCAACGAACTTGCGGCAAGATGGAATAAATTAATAACATACAATCGATAAGAGGAAAAATACGATGAATATTAATTCTTTATTACCTCAAGAAGCAAATGCTAATCAAACGGCTGCATCTATCCAACTTGAGAAAAAGTGGGAAAGAACAGGTCTATTGGAAGGCATAGGCTCTGAGGTAGAGCGTAGAGGTTTGGCAGTTCTACTAGAGAACCAGGCTAAACAACTCGTATCAGAAGTAAACAATACTGGAACAGCTCAGAATTCTGAGGAATGGGCTGGTGTTGCGCTTCCTTTGGTACGTAGAATCTTTGCTGAAATTGCAGCAAAAGATTTCGTTTCAGTACAACCAATGAACCTGCCATCAGGTCTTGTGTTCTACTTAGATTTCAAATATGGTACAAAGCAAGGTACAGTTGGTACTGCGGGCGGTAACGATTTCCTAACAGGTCAAGGTCGTACATCCCAAGCAGATTCAGTATTTGGTATTACCAATGCTGGTGCTAATGGAACTAATGTTCCTGCAGGAACTGCTGCTACTGAAGGTCTTTATGGCCCTGGACGTTTTGGATATTCTGTAAATGACTTTTCACAGTCCATGGGTGTATTTGCTAATAATGTAAATTCAGCTAGAACAGGTTCTGTTGCTGCTGGTACAACTACTTTCACTAATGGAGGTACATTGTCTCAGACACAATTTGACTGGTTCACTAACTATAATGCAGAATTTTCAGCATCAATTGTTGCTGCTGATAATGAGCATACAGTTCTTGCTATTCCGACAGCATCATTAGCTAATTTTGATAAAAATGGTATTCGTGCATTCAACGTTGTAGGTACTAACATTACTATTTTCCCAGAATTCACTAAGATGTTAAGTGGTGGTAGTCATGTAGGTTTCTTGATGCAGCATGATGCATCTGCAGAGCAAAATTCACCAACAGTTCTGTTCCACAAACAACCAACTGATACAACCAGAGGTGACTTTGAAGATGATCAAGTAGCAGATGCTGCTACAAGAAGTGGACTAGATCTTGAGATTCCGGAAATCAATCTTGAACTTCGTAGCGAGGCAATTGTTGCCAAGACACGTAAGTTGAAAGCCGTATGGTCTCCAGAATTTGCTCAAGACCTTAACGCATATCACTCAATTGACGCTGAAGCAGAATTGACTTCTATGTTATCTGAGTATATCTCGCAGGAGATTGACTTAGAGATCTTGGATATGTTGATTTCAAATGCTCAGACAACTGAGAGATGGTCAGCTAAGATTGGTTTCGAATTTGATACAGCAACAAATGCATTTGTTCAGTCAAATGCAACAGCTCAGGCCTATAATCAAGGAACATGGTTCCAAACTCTTGGTACAAAAATTCAGAAAGTTAGCAACAAAATTCACCAGTTAACATTACGTGGTGGAGCTAACTTCCTTGTATGTTCTCCAACAGTTGCTACCATCCTTGAGAGCATTCCTGGTTACGCTGCTGATACAGATGGCGACCAAATGCAGTTTGCGATGGGAGTACAGAAAGTAGGTGCTATCAATAACAGATATCAAGTTTACAAAAATCCTTACATGACTGAAAACACGATCTTGTTAGGATATAGAGGAAGTCAATTCCTTGAGACTGGTGCTGTTTATGCTCCATACATTCCATTAATCATGACTCCATTGGTTTATGATCCAACTAACTTCACTCCACGTAAAGGTGTAATGACACGTTACGCGAAGAAGATGGTTCGTCCAGAGTTCTACGGAAAAATCTTCTGTAGTGGTTTAGATCGTATCTAATCATTAGTTGAAATTTTTTCATGAGAAAAGAGGGGTGTCTTAGGGCACCCCTTTTTTTATGTTCATATGATTGAACAATATTTATTAGAAACCGATAAGATCGGCAAGTATATGGCAAAACAAAACATTGACAAATCAGCCCCGAAAGGCGCTGTCCGTTTCTCTATTACATTATCTGAAGAACAGAAGGCAGCAAAAGCTGAGATATTGAACAAACCTTATAACTTTGTACTAGGCAAAGCAGGATCAGGTAAAACATTATTGGCCTGTCAGATTGCATTGGATCTTTTGTTCAAAAGAGAGGTGAATAAGATTGTAATAACAAGGCCTACAGTTGCGACTGAGGATAATGGTTTCCTTCCTGGCAGTGAACGTGAGAAGATGGAACCATGGTTAGTGCCTATTCGAAGCAATATGCGTAAAGTATATAACAAACCAGACATCTTAGAAAAACTTGAAAGAGAAGAGAAAATAGAACTTGTGTCATTGGCTCACTTCAGAGGTAGAACATTTGATAATGCAGTTGTGATAGTAGATGAGTTTCAGAATTTGACTAGATCGCAATTATCAATGGCCATAGGCCGTTTAGGTAAAGACAGTAAAATGATATTCTGTGGTGACACATTTCAAATAGATTTGAAAGATCCTAATTATTCTGCTTATCATGATATGAGCAAATTAACCGGGTCTGATTATGTATTTAAGACCGTTTTAAAGGACTCACATAGACATCCGGCGATTGATGAACTACTTACCATACTTAATGGTAGTTACTAAGTTAAAACTGCCATATTTATATTAAAATACGCTATGGCCGCCGGTAAATATTCATTCACGATAGAAAAAGGTAGCACTACACAATTTGAAATCCAATATGTAGATGCTAATAATACTCCTATAGATTTAAGCGGTATTACAGCTAGAATGCAGATCAAAGATACCAGGCCAGGTGAGACTGCCACAACATATTTATCATTGACATCTAGCTTAGCTCCTGGCGCATCATACAGTAATACAGTTTCAGGTTCATTTCTTAGTGTTTCTGGAAGTGATTTGACAACAGATTTGATATCAGGCAGTATAGGTGTATATATAGGTTATGGAGTAACTGATAGTTTCGCATTCAAAAAAGGCGTATATGATATAGAATTAACATCAGGGCCTATACGAATAAGATTACTGGAAGGTAACATATTAGTTAAAGATCAAGTAACCACAATATAATATGAAAACATCAATATCACAAAACAAAGTAATTGTTAAAGCTAACGGAGTAGTTGGCCCTCCTGGCCCGAGTGGAGGCTTTGAGAAAAACTTTATCGGAGATGCTGGCATTTCTGGATCATTGACAGTAAGCGGATCTTTATTCATATCTGGATCAGGGACATTTACCAATGTAGGACCATTGTCACAGACAGGTACATCTACGTTTAATGGCACGACAATATTGTCAGGATCTTTGGAAGTTACCGGCGGTATCACAGGTAGTATTGGTCCATCACATGTATTGAATCCTATTGTAGAATTTCTTAATACACGCGTAACATTTGAATCGAACAATTTCACATCAAATTCTACAGTACGCATACTAGAAGCATCGTTTGCTACAGTGCCAACAGGATTTCCAATAATAAACAAATTTGATTTTCAATATTATATAAACGGTATACTTGTACCGCAGAGCAGAGTTTCTAATATAGTCGATAATGGTACAAATGTGGAAATCACATTTAATACTGGATTATTAGGATTCGTATTAGATAGTAACGATTTGGTAACTGTTACTGGTAAATTCAAACCTAATGGATTTAGTGCAGGATTTTCATCTGGATATTCAGCACATGTTTATGACTTTGTGTCTGAAAAATCAACTTTAGTATTTCAATAACATATTTATTTTAAAAAAAATGAGTGTATTAACTAGATCAGCTTTATCATCAAGCTTTAACAGCAACTTACCAGATAACACATCTGGCCAGATTACACCAGCAGTGCTACGTGCAGAATTGGTAAACATTGTGGATAGTGCTCTTCTCACAGAAGATTCAGGATCTATTGTCGCAGAGTGGGATGGTAGCCGAAATGGAGATGCATCAATCACCGGTAGTTTAGATATCAGTGGTAGTATGATAATAACAGGATCTTTAACTAACGTTGGGGCGTTCACTCAAACTGGTAATTCTGTTTTTACTGGAGCCATTACATCTACAGGTAACATAAGTTCAAGTGCAACAGTATTTGGTGTGACTGGTTCATTTACACGTTTACAGGGTAATTCACCTATTACTATAGCATCACCGGTAACATTCTTATCTGCTAGTACATTCCAAGCCAGTGATTTAACTATTACCGGTTCACTTACTGTATCAGGATCTAGCACATTTAACAATATTGGTCCATTTACAAATACTGGTACATTGACCCAAACAGGTTTATCAACATTTGTTAGCATAACCGGTTTTGCTCCAAGCTTAGAACCTTCAATTAAAAATACAGGAACATTTGTAAATTCTGGGAGTGTGACAATAAGCGGATCATCATTGAATAATATCGGTCCATTTAATCAGACAGGAGATTCGACATTCAAAGGTCCTGTGACTGTGAGAGGAGCTGGTCTCTCCAATAGTAAAATAACAGTTCGAGGACATATATCTTCAAGTGGATTCATAAATACAAATAGCCACATAACGGCATCTGGTAACATTAGTAGTAGTAAAACAGTATTTGGTCTTACAGGGTCATTCTCCCATTTGGTTGGTAATTCGCCAATCACTATTGAATCTGAAGTGACATTCTTATCTGCTAGTACATTCCAAGATACTGATGTAATTATTACAGGATCATTAACCGTATCAGGATCTAGTACATTCCATGGAGGCACATTTACAAATACTGGTACATTGACGCAAACAGGGGTATCAACATTTGCTAGCACTACTATTCTCCCGCATCCAACCCTTAGGGCTTCAATTAATAATACAGGAACATTTATAAATTCAGGAAGCGTGACAATAAGTGGATCGCTGCAAGTGATAAGTAATCAAATTGACTTCACAAACCTTCCGACATCAGATCCTGGAGTGGCAGGTCGTTTATACAGAGATGGAGCGACTGTGAAAGTATCCTTATAAAAATAATATAGACAATGGCTAGAGTACACGGCAAACAACTTGTAAACCCAATAATCCTTTCAGGCTCATTCTCTGGTTCATTTGAAGGAGCATTCAATGGATCGGGCAATATTGAATCTGCATCCTTTGCAGTAACTGCATCACATGCACTGTTTGCAGTATCAGCATCTCATGAGATAACATTCGAGGTATCATCATCCTATGCACATACAGCATCCTTAGCAGCTAATCTATTTGGTACTCCATCCATAGTAGTTAATGATGTAACAGCCTCCGCTAACATAAGTGCAAGTGGAAATATAGTAGGTAGTAATCTAAGCGGAACCAATACTGGAGATCAAAATATTAGTAATCTAGCAGTAACAGGCAGTGATGTAATATTTGGTCATATCACAGCATCTGGTAACATAAGCGCAAGTGGTAATATATTTGGAGTTGGATATCATTCAAATGGAGCCATTTTTGCTCAATTCGATAGTGGAATAATAAATCTTGGAGGAGCAGTACTTAATCCTGCTGCATTGACAGGTACTAGTATCACATTAGGTATGGCAGGTCAAAACCAACCTGTAACAGTTATATCAGCTTTAACAGCATCTGGTAACATAATTCTCCTC